TGGCAGTGGCAGAAGGCTGTATACGGATGAGAATCCAAAAGATACAGTGTCTATTAAGTATGCGACTCCTGCTGATGCTAGGAAGACAGTATCCAAAGTTAAAAAAATTAACAAACCCTTTGCTAGAAAAATACAAATACTTACTGTGCTAGAGCAAAGAGCTAAGGTCGCAGGTAAAAATGAACAGGCTAAAATAGCTAAAGCAGGTAAAGAAGCCATTAGGAGAAAGCATGGCAAGTAGCGGAACAACTACATTTAATCTAGATTTGTCTGATATTATGGAAGAAGCATACGAGCTATGCGGTCTTACCATGCGTTCAGGCTATGATTATAGGACTGCTAGAAGAGCTTTGAATCTTATTTTTCTGGAGTGGCAGAACAAAGGATTAAACCTTTGGAAGATAGAACAAGATACGCAAGCATTAACCGCAGGTACTAGTAGCTATGCGGCTAATAGCGCGGCATTAGAAATAGTGGATGCATTTATCAGAACAGATGCAGGCGATACAGATAAACAGTTTGATCAGCAACTAACTAGGATATCTAGAACACAATACAATCATCAAGCTAAAAAATTATCTAGGTCTAAGCCTACACAGTTTCATGTAGACAAAGGAACTACTAGCATTAATATAGTGCTTTGGTCTACGCCTGATAGCGCACAAACATATACATTAGTTTATGATTACATCAAAAGAATTGAAGATGCAGGAGACTTGGCTTCTAATAATGCCGATGTTCCTGCAAGGTATTTGCCCTGTTTAACTTATGCGTTGGCATATAACATTGCTTGTAAAGAAATGGAAGCGCAACAAAGAGTGCCAATGATAAGAAGTAGATACATGGAGCTATGGGATGAAGTGTCTGACGCAGATAGAGAAAGAGCGTCAGTTAGTTTTGTTCCCGGTGGTAATGTGTATTAGACATGGCATACGCAAAGAGCACAAAAGCACTAGGCATATGCGATAGGTGCGGATTTACATATAAACTATCCGAGCTAAAGTATGAGGTGCAAGACGAAACAAGAAACGGACTAAGAGTTTGTCATGATTGTTTTGATCCAGACCAACCTCAGTTTCAAGTAGGTCGATTAAATATCACTGATCCTATGTCTTTATTTAATCCTAGACCTGATAGTGGAGAGATTGACTCTACAGAATACTTTGGATTTGGTCCCGTTAATAGCACTGGTCTTGTGCTCAGAGCAGAAACAGGCAAGGTAACCATAGTAATATCATGACGTATGCAGAATTAAAAAGTTTAATACAGAACTATTTAGAAAATACAGAGTCTACTTTTGTTACTGACTTGCCTCAAATAATACAGCAAGCAGAAAACAGAATACTTAGAACAGTCAGACTGCCCGTTTTTAGAAAAAATGTAGGTGGTACAATGACTAGTGGTAATGAATATCTAGCTACACCTACCGACTTTTTATCTACTTATTCATTATCATTTACAAGTTCTAGCAAACAAACATTTTTATTATTTAAAGATGTAAATTTTATTAGAGAAGCATATCCAAATCGTGCAACAACAAGCGCACCTAAACATTATGCTTTGTTTGATGACTCTAGTTTTATTATAGGGCCAACGCCTGATAGCAATTATACAGTAGAGTTACACTATTTTTACAGCCCAGATTCAATTACAGCAGGTGCAGATAGTGGGACAACATGGTTATCAACTAATGCAAAAAATACTTTGTTATATGGATCAATATTAGAAGGCTACACTTATATGAAAGGTGAGCCCGATTTAATGGCGCTGTATGAAAAAAGATACGAACAGGCGCTAGCTAGATTAAAAGAACTTGGTGAGGCAGAAAATACGAGAGATGCTTACAGGGATGATCAGTATCGTATAAGGAGAAGTTAATGTTCAGTGTTGATGTAACATCAACTATTGGGAGTGTCAAAGTAAAAACTACACAGAATCAAGGGCTTAGTCCTGAATATTGGACAGAAAGAATAGTCGAAAAGTTGGTAAGTGTAAGCGATCAAGCTGATCCTATGGTCAAGGCGCAAGCAATGGCTTTTAAGGATAAGATTTATTATATAGTTTTAACATACATGAAACAGGCTGTTGCTAGTGACAGATCGACTATTGCAGGTTTATTAGACAAACAAGGTCATAGGGATATGGCTGATATTATTAGGAGATTATAATGGCTATATCACAAGCTATGTGTACATCATTTAAACAAGAGTTGATGGAAGCAAAACACAATTTTTTAAATTCAGGTGGCAATGATTTTAAATTAGCTTTATATACTAGCTCTGCTTCTTTAGGTGCAGGCACAACTGCTTACACTACGAGTAATGAAGTAAGCGGAACAGGTTATACAGCTAAAGGTGCTTCTTTAACAAGGGTTGATCCTACCACTTCGAGCACAACAGCATTTACAGACTTTGCTGATCTTACATTTTCTTCTGCCACCATCACTGCTAACGGAGCATTGATATTCAATGACACCGCATCAGGTGATCCTGCTGTATGTGTGCTTGCTTTTGGCGGAGATAAGACATCTACTAATGGAGACTTTACAATACAATTCCCTGCGGCAGATGCATCGAATGCAATTATTAGAATAGCTTAATGGCTATAGTTACAGGTTGGGGCAGAGGGACTTGGGGCGAAGGTCCTTGGAATGCCCAGATACCTGTTGAAGTAACGGGTGTTTCTGCTACTGGTTCTATTGGATCAGTAACAATAGTTGCAGAAGCAGTCATTGCAGTTACAGGAGTTTCAGGAACAGGTACGCTTGGGGATGAAACTATTGTAGCAGAAGCAAATGTTTCTGTAACAGGCAATACCGCAACAACAGGATTAGGAAGCGAGACGGTTATTGCAAAAGCAGTAATCGAGCCTTCTGGCAATGCGGCAACAGGAAGCGTAGGTGACGAAACTATTGTAGCTCAAGCAGTCATAGAGCCTACTGGAGTTTCTTCTACAGGAAGTATTGGTAGCACGACTATTGTAGGAGAGGCTAATTTTTCTGTTACAGGCGTAAGTGGTACATCTGAGTTAGGCGATGAAACCGTAGCCGCGGCTAGTGATGTAGATGTAACAGGAAACGTAGGAACCACTGCTTTAGGAAACGCTATCACCGCAGGCGCGGCAGTTACAGGGGTAACAGCAGTAGCATCAACTTTAAGTTTAGGTGATGAGATTGTTAAAGCTTCAGCAGTTACCGCAGTAACAGGAGTAAGCGGAACTGCATCGTTAGGTTCAATATCTCTTATTACAAATAATAATCTTTCTGTATCAGGAGTATCGGCTACAGTAAGTCAAGGAGATGTAACAGCAGTCTCAGGCGCTACGGTAATTACAACTGGAGTAAGTGCCACAGCAGAAACAAATGTTGTAAACATATGGAGTAGAATAGATGATTCGCAAACTCCAAACTATTCAAATATAGATATAAGTCAAACAGCTAATTATTCTGATGTAACAACATCACAGACACCTAGCTACTCGAATATATCTTCAACACAAACATCAAATTATAGTAACGTAAACACCTCGCAAACTCCTGATTGGAAAGAGGTAGCTTAATATAGGAATGTCATATGGCAACTTATGTAAATGATCTAAGATTAAAAGAAATTGCAACAGGTGATGAGGCAGGGACATGGGGCGCTAGCACAAATACCAACCTCGAGCTTATAGCGGAGGCATTTTCTTTTGGCACTGAAGCATCTTTCTCTAGTGATGCAGATGCTACTACTACCATCGCAGATGGATCAACTGACCCTGCAAGAAGTCTTTATTTAAAAGTAACGTCAGGAGCGAGCCTTACAGCTACAAGAACGCTTACCATTGCACCTAATACTGTATCCAAAGTTTGGATAATAGAAAATGCTACCTCTGGCAGTCAGTCTATAAATATATCACAAGGTTCTGGCGCAAATGTAACGATAGCTAATGGCGATGTAAAAGTAGTTTACTCAGATGGAGCAGGCTCTGGAGCCGCAGTAGTAGATGCATTTACTGATTTAAACTTAGCAGGGACAACAACTGCTGATGCTTTGACTGTTACTAATAACGCAACGGTAGGCGGCACATTAGGCGTGACTGGCGTTGTCACTGCAAATGCAGGTGTTGTGGTTGATAATATAACTATTGACGGGACTGAGATTGATTCTAGTAGTTCTTTAATACTCGATGTAGCGGGAAATCTAACCATCAATGTTGATGGCACTACGATTACGTTAGCAGATGATACGATAAACTTTGGTCAATTTTTTAATAACTCATCTGGTCAGTTTAACATATCAGCACCTACGCAAGACAAAGACATTGTATTCTTAGGTAATGATGGCGGCAGTACCATAACAGCCCTAACCCTTGATATGTCTAACGAAGGTACAGCATCGTTTAACCACGATATAAAACTAGGCGATGGCGGAAAAACAATTTATGGTGCAGACCAAGATTTAGTAATTCAACATACTGGTTCTAATGGAAATATAGCTAATGATACAGGAAATCTAACATTAGACGTTGCAGGAGACATCATCCTTGATGCTGATGGTGGTCAAGTTATATTCAAAGATGGTGGTACACAAAGCGGATTTATAGATTCAGCCGCAGGTAATTTTATTCTCAAATCTACTACATCTGACGCAGACATGAAGTTTCAAGGTAATGATGGCGGCTCTGACATCACAGCCCTCACGCTTGATATGTCAGCGGCAGGTGCGGCTACGTTTAATGCAACCATTACACTTGCAGATACGTTGTCTATAAGCAGTGCTTCTACTTCTGGATTTTTACAAGCGAGTAGCAATGTTC